GTGAGCCAGACCAACAAAGGAAACGCCGAGTCCGGGCCCAGCGTGACGCTGACGCTGACGGTCGCTCCCGGGCATGCGCTCGTAGTCGGCATCGCCGCGTTGACGCCACCCACGGGCAAGCCTTACCAGAGCGGCACGTTCGCAGACGGCATTCTCGCGGGCTTGAACGCTACGGGCTGGAATATCTATGCCGGGCCGACCGGCGGCACACTGTGTCTCCAGAACGCGACGCCGATCGCAGTGGGCACGCTCACGTTTACGCTGCCGTCCGACCCAACGGCGACCGGTCCAACGCTGCAGCCGGGCCAGGTACCGGATGCGAACTATGCGTTTCTGAATGTGTTGCAGCGGGCTTAAGCGCGCCGCTCAGCGTTCATTCGTTCACGCAGGATGTCATTGATGCGTGTCAAATGGCCTTCTCCCTTCGACTTCAACCAGTCGAGAATTTCAGCGTCGATTCGCAGGGAGATCACAGTTTTTATAGTTTGGCGAGGCCGGTAATACTTGCCGATCAAAGCGCCCTCCCACTTTTCAGGTGGCAGCACTGGCGAGTCCGGGTCGAGATTATCTCTGCTCTTGTCGCGTTCTTCATAGGCGCGTCTGGTCGCGTCGGTGATCTTCACCCGTCTAACGGGCTTGTTCGGTGTAGATTGTTTGCTCATAACGCTCTGCCTTTCTTGCTGAAATAATGCGGATGATTTCAACGTCGGGTTCACTGCGATCCACAAAGACGACCAGCAGGAGCAGGAGGGAGTCCGTCATCCCGATAGCCTCAAGCCGTTGTTCGCCACCGGCGTAAACGTTTTCGCGGACGATGTTGTCTGGATCGCTGAATACCTCAGTCGCTTCTTCGAAGGAAACCCGGTGCCTCCGCTTGTTGCTTTCGGCCTTCGCGGGGTCCCAAGTGAATCTCGTTTCCATCTACTTCTATTGTATATACAGGCGCGTAACACAGCAAGGAAAAACCGCCTTGTCTCGTAACTAAAAAGCCCCATGCCTGACTCCTCCGAAGTCCGCTTAGCGCACCTCGCGACCACGCACAACGCCGCGATCGACGCGCTGATGGCGCAGTTCGAAGCCGAGTTGAAAGCCATCGTCGGCAAAGCGTCCGCGCGCACGCTGTCCGTGCTGCAGGGACGTCTCGCGCTCGCCGGAGGCGTTATCGACCGCAGCCCGGCGAACCAGCGAGTGATGCGGTCGCTCGATGCGATCTTCTCCCAGGAGATGGACGCCGCCGGCTACGACAAGTTGGTGCAGGCGTTCGTCGGAAAGTTCGGCGAGCAGTTCCGGTACTTCCGGGACGTGCTCGATATCGTTGCGCCCGGCAAGACGGTCACGTTTTCCGGCGACGATAAAGCGTTTTTCTCGTCGCTGCAACTGAACGCGGCAGACAGCTTGGGCGCAGTTGTTGATATTGCGGGCGCGCTCGCCCAGCAGAAGGCGCTTTTCTCCGTCGGCGGTCCGAAGATGACGGATCTGGCGGAACTGCTGAGCGACCGGCTCCAGCAGACGCTGCCCGCGGCCGCGCGGCTCGCGGACACTGCCATTACTGTTTTCTACCGCTCTGTTTCCGAGCGCGGCTTCGCTGTTGTCGAGAAGGGCTTGCCCCTCGCGCAGCTCCGGTACCGGTACTGGGGCCCGGATGACAAGCTGACCCGACCTTTCTGTCGCCACCTGGTGGAGAGCGGCAAGACATACAGCCGCGAAGAGATCGACTTGATGAACAACCATCAGTTCCCAGTCGGGACCGTGATGCTTACGTGCGGCGGATTTCGCTGCCGGCACTCGTGGCTCATGGCTCCTCTCGTTCCGAATCCTGACCCGGCTGCCTCGATGGCGCTCGCGGCTTAAGACTTTTCAACCTTTCCTTTAACCCTTCCTCGGAGAACAAACAAAACATGTCCATTTCCTTTATCGAAGCTGGCCGCGTCCACTCGGCCGCCGGCGCATTCGGCGGAGCAGCCACCGCCGCGACCAACGCCACGCCCATCGTCGTCACCTTCGGCGCCGCACACGGCCTCGTCGACGGCGACCAGGTGCAAGGCTCCGGCTTTGCCACCAACACCGCAGCCAACGCCCTGGTTTACGCCAAGGTGACCGGCTATTCGACCACCACCATCGGCCTTTATTCTGACTCGGCACTGACTGTGCCTGTGGCAGGCAACGGCGCGACCTCGACCGGAGCCGTTTCGATGGCCTATGACATTTCCGGCCTGACCGGCGATGTAACGGTTTTCGTGCGCACCGAAAACGAAGCAGCGCTCAAGGGTTGCATCGTCAGCATCCAGGACAGCGCAGACGGCTTTGTCGCGGACATCCGCACGATCGCTCTCGTCGACACGAGCGGCACGCTGCCGGTTGGCGGCGTAACGCACAGCATCCGCAAATACGAGATGCCGCAGGCCCGCTTCGGCGTCGCCAATGCGCGTCTCCGTCTGTACGTCACGGAGATCGATAGCTCGAGTTCCGTCACGCTCACCCTTTACGTCCAGTAGTCGCCTCGTTAGCCCAAAGGCATGCCCAGCTCGGCGGAGTTCCAGTCATCGAACGGCCAACCAGCCGAAGATGTAATTCTCGAACTCCGCCGCGCTCTCACGCTCACGCAAGCCGATCTGCTCTATGCCGGCCAGCGGCAGAACGAGCGCATCCACGACCGGACAGAGCACCACGTCGACGTTGACGGCAACCCCTTTGCTCCGTATTCGACCAAAGGCCCGTACTACTACCGGCCCTGGGACTCTGCGAGTCTCGGCCGCGGCACGAAAGGCGTTGGCCTGGCGGCCCGCCGCGCCAAAGTTCCGGAGGCCTCGCGCAACCGGTCCGCTCAGCGTTTCCTCTCGAGGCTGGGGGGCGGCGGCGGTAGCGGCCTGCACTCACTCTTCGGACTCGAGTTCGATAGCCGCGCTGCCATTGCCACGATCCACCCGAAGGAGCCGGATACCGTCCGGTTCGCCTCCTACGCCGCCTTCAAGAGTGCACTCGGCCGCTCTGGCGTTGACCTGGTCGGCCCTGCCGATCCGCACATGATGCAGGCGATCCAGGTTTCGGCGACAACCGACGAAATCCGGATCGGCATTTACGACGACAAGAAAGCAGCGATCGGCACCGGCCACAACACCGGTGCGGGTCATCTGCCACAGCGGCGCTTCTTTGGCGCGTCGGCGAACGATCCAAAACAAATGCTTACCGAAATCTACACTGCCGTCAAGGCAAGGCTGAAACCGTGAACACGGAATATGCGGCGCTTGTGCGCGACGTTGCCGTCGCCCAGCTGGATGATCCGACCCACGGCTTCAATGCGCAGTTCGCCATCGTGGCTGCCGCGCAAGGCGTTACGCCATTCGTTATCGACTGGTCGACCACCAGCGTGAACTTCTTCGAGGCGCAAATCGATCCGGCGGACCTTGAAGGCTCGACGCCGATCAAGTATCCGATCGCCACGCTTGCGGTGCTGATGGAAACGAACCAGCATCTGCAAACCTTCATCACGTTCTCCGGCACGGTCGTGATGGAACTGGCCTTCTACATCTCCTTCAAGCCTTCCGCGGTGCCTCGCAACGTGGAAGCCACGCTGAGCGCGGTGACCGCCGCAGTGGTCCGGACGTTCTGCGATCCGTCCGCCGTCGCCACCGCCAATTTTAACGGCCCGGTCACGTTCGATCGCGTGCTACAGGTTCGCCGGCTACGTCTCGAAATGGGCGCTCAAAACTGGCGCGTGCCGATCAAGTTTCAGTTCGCGTTCCGCCTCGACAGCAATTAAGCTGCAGGCCCTTCCCTTTTCCCAATTTCCCCAGGAGTTCACAAATCTTTATGTCCACGAGTCCTTACCGATTCGTCGGGGTCTTGAGCTTTATCCTCGACCACGACGATCTAACGCAATTCGGCCAACGCACCATGCTGGAGCCGGAGCAGGCGGAAACCGTCCTGCGCGGCGGCGCGATGATCCTGCCCGAAGCAGACTTCTTCGAGATCTTCCCCGAAGCGGAGGTCAACGCGCGCACGTTCCCGCGGTTCCCCGGCCAGTGGCTGAACGCTCCCGCCGAAATGCAGGCGCGCAAGAAAAACGCTGTTGCGCTCGCCGTCACCCGCCATTACGAGGCGCTCGATCGCGAAAGAGACGCTGCCAAAGCAGCCGTCGCCGAAGCTGCCAAAGCAGCCACCGCCGAGGCTGCCGCGCCTGCTGCGCCTGCCCAATTGGCAACCGCAGCAGCTCCCGTCGACGCGGCGCCTGTGACCGAAACCGAAAAGGAAGTGATCTAACGTGGCCTATTCTTTCAATCGCAATCAGCGAATTTACATGGTGATGGAGTCGACGTTCGGCACCGCCGTCGCTGTCACTGGATCGAACTGCTGCCTCATCAAGAAGGCTGTCTTCAAACCCATGGTCGACACCCTGGTCTCGGAGTCGAAGACCGGCACCCGCACGATCTTCTCGGGCGTTCCCGGGCGGCATCACGCCACGTTCTCGATCGAACTCGAGTTGCGGTCGAACGGCGCGGCTGGCGTCAAGCCCGACTGCGACCCGTTGCTGCAGGCGATCTTTGGCCAGGCTGGCACGGTTTCGAGTGGCGTAAGCGTCGCTTACGCGCTCTCTGACAACATCCCCAGCTTCACGGTCTACAACTACCGGACGCCGTCGACGGTGGCGCAGCAAGTCGCCATCGGCTGCATCATGCAAAAGGCTACGTTCAGCCTGGGCGCGAATATCGCCAGCATGACTGTCTCCGGCGTGTGTCTGTACGTGCCGGACACGTTCACCTTCTCCACGCTCGATGCCGGCGGCAAGGGCGGCCTTTCGTCCATCGCAGCGGAGCCCGCTTCCCCGGTTGTCAACGGCCCGATCATTGCCGGCTTCACCGGCTCGGCGGTCATCGACAGCAACACGTTCCTCAACATCCGGACCGCGGATATCGACATCAATCTGAACAACGATATCCCGCTCGACGTCTTCGGCAGCTATTACGGCGGCACGCCGGAAGGCGACGCCCGCGACGTTGGTTTAACGTTCTCGCTTTACGACGACGATTCGACCGGGACGCAGGACGTCTATACGAAGTCGCTCACGAAGGCGCCTATCACCTCGGTGATGACCATCGGCACCGTGGCCGGCAGTATCTGGGCTTTCACGATCAAGGGCATCCAGCTGGAAACTCCGGACATCACCGAAGGCCAGCGCAAATGGCAGGCCAACGTGGCGCGATCGCGCGCTACCGGCTCGACGCTCACGGCCAAAGACGAAATCGCGTTATTGCTCACGTAGAGACTTAACACGCTCCACTTCCGCGAGGGTAAGTACATAATCCCTGCCCACGCGTGTCGCTGGCAGTGTGCCGCGCTCGATCATCTTTTGCACACCGCGCAGAGAGATACTCAGAATCTGCGCGGCCTCGGTGGTGGTAATCAGCTGGCTCAAGGTTTTACTCCCAAAGTAAATCGGCGGCCTTGCCTAGCCGCCGGTTCCGGTACCACCCGGAAAGGCTCCCTGCGCGTTGGAATCGCGGGGAGGGAGACTGCGGTTAGCCCCGGAAGACCGGGTGCTCCAGTCGCTCGATGCGGTCCACCAGGCGCTTCTCCAGACCGTCCATTCGCTCGATGATTCGCTTTTCCAGTCCATCAATTCGGCCTGCAAACGCGGCGCTCATATCGTCACTCCGACTCTTAAACGCGGCGCTCATATCGTCACTCCGGCTCTTAAACGCGGCGCGGAGATCGTCAATCCGCTTATTGTTCGTGATGATACCGACGATCACCGTCAGGCAGACGGACAGGCATACCAGAATGGCTGGTCCCCACAAATTCAACGTTTGATTCACTTTGTTTTTCCTTCGCGGTTGGTAGCCGCGTTCTGTAATTCGCGTATCCCGCGATCACTATTTAAGTGTACGTCATGACGTACACACATGCAAGTAAAAAGCCCTTATGAATTTCGAATCGAAAACCCTATTCAAGTCGCCCACGTTTCCGGGCGTCAGCGTCAAGCTCCGCAAGCTCAGCCACGGCGCGCGCGTCCGGATCGACATGGCCGTCGCGCCGGCGCGGGCGAAGATCCGCGACTTCTCCGAGGAAATGGACGAGATCCGCGAGACGATCAATGCCAACGTCGACGCCAACCTGCCGGAAGACGAACGTCTGAAGGCGGCGGAGAGAGCGGCGACACGCGAGGACCGGCGTCGCCTCCAGGACCTTGGCAGCAACATCCAGCGTATCGTTTACAGCGAGATCGAGCCCGCATATTTGCGGGAAGCGGTGAAGGAAATCCTGCACTTCACGATTGACGGCGAACCCTGCACCACGGTGGACGCGCTGCTCGAGGACGGTCCGCAGGAACTCGTGAAGGAAATCTACGACGAGATCCAGGCCGGCGTCCTCGGGCTTTCCGGAGACGAAAGAAAAAACTAGCAACCGCCTTCCACTTCCGGCGCAGTGGAGGACGGGACGACCCCCGCTACAATTGCCGCCAGTGCCGGCGAGACGGCATCTTCGTCACACGGCTCTGCCGGAAGCCGGAGTACCCGCCCAACGTGCCGGCGCAACCCGAACGCTGGCACGCGCACTACAACATTCCGGGCATCGATTCGTTCTCTATCGAGGGGACGGAGATTCGCGAATGCCCGGTAAGCTACATAACCCCGGACTCGGACCAGCTGGTCCAGGTTCTGGGCCACGCCTCGACCACCGGCGTCGCACTGTTCGGCCCGGCGCTCGTTCACTGGCCGCCGAAAGCGGCGGACGCCCTCGCTGTCATTGAGTGCGAGGAATCGCAGTACAAAGCAGCGCTTCAGAACGCCATCCGCGAAACACACCGATAGCATTCCCTTCCCCTCCTCCCCCCAATGGAAACCCTCGAGCTTCTCTTTAAGATTCAAACGCAAGGTATCGACGCGCTCGATAAAGCCGCCGGCTCGACCAAAGCGATCGCGCTTGAAACGAAGTATTCCTCTGCCGAGTTGCAGAATTTCGAGAAGATCCTGGGTAGCGTTGTTGGCACCGGCGACAGCTACCGCAAGGCACTCACCGATATTTCGAAGTCCTCGAAGGAAGTGGGCCAGGCGACCGCCGGGATCGCGAAGGACATGCTGCTGCTCGATAAGCAGTTGCAGAAAACCGCGGACGAAGCGGAGAAATCTGCCAAACGCCAGGGCGACGCTATCCAGCGGCTGGGTCGCATCCAGGAACAGGCCAACGCCGAAAACGCGAAACGGAACGCGGCTGCAAATGCGGCAGACCCGAACGTCTCCGGTGCAGGCAAGGGCTTTGCACTGGGAGTGCTTGGACTGGGCGCGGTCGGTGGACTCGGTCTGCAAGTTGGCCGGATGGCCGCGGAAGAACTCACTGGCGCGATCAAGGAATTGACAGTCGGCTACGCAGAGGCTGCGCGTGAAACAAAGAACTTCGGCGACCGGCTAGGGATCAGTTCCGGGCAGGCGCGGCAATTGGAGAACGAAGCGAAGTTGGCAGGCGTCAACGTCGCAACGTTGACGTCGTCCGCACGATTGCTTTCCACTGCACTTGAAGACAGCGACGGTGCCGGCAAGAAAACCTCTGCAGCTTTGCAACGTTTGGGGATCGACACCCGCGACGCGTTCGGTCAGGTCCGCGAGGCTGGCCCCGTCACCCTCGAATTAATCGACAAATTGTCACAGATTCCAAGCGCGACGGAACGGGCGCGCGAGGGAAATGCTGCTCTCGGTCGTGGCTTCAAAGAGATTGCGCCTCTGGTGGATCAATATCGCGAGCTGCAGCAAGTCGCACACGATCTTGGTGCAAACCTCCAGACCGACGTGATCGACCAGGCAGCCAAGGCTGACGAGAAGTTCAGGGAACTTGGACTCGCCTTTGAGGTCGTAAAAAATAGTCTGGCGCAAAAGATCCTGCCGGTTGTAATTCCGATCATCGAGTCGATAACGCGGATCGTCGACGGCAAACCGCAAGGCGCGGTAGAGAAGACAACGTCGTACCTGGCGAAAAACGTCACCGGCTATAACTTCGCCAAGCTTTACGCAGGGTACGTCGGTGCGGCATACGACAACGCCTCCGCTATCGGCAACTACTTCTCGCCGCCAGCAGATGCCATTCGCGCCAGAAACGAAGGGCTGTCTTTTGACAATCGCGCTAATGAGTCGGCTGGAATGACCGCCGCAATGGCGGCCACGAATCGCAGGAAGAATGCGAGTTTATTGGATGAACTCGAAGGCAATGATCTATCCGGAAGGGCACATAAAGCCAAGGGCGATTACGAGCACGCGACCAGTTATCTTGCCAGCCAAGGTGATAATGCCTCAGACAGTGATCGGGAAGCGGTCCGTCTCGCGAAGCAACGGTCGGATGAGTTAGAGAACCAACTCAAAGCGCAGAAGGAAGGCAACCGTCTCGAAAAAGAACGCCTTGCCACAATGCGGGAAATCGAGAAGTCGGCGCGCCAATTGAGCGGTGCCGGCGAAACGCCGCAGCAGCGCCTTCAGCAGCGAGCAAACGAACTCCTCTCCGGCGAAGGTTACGACCGTTTGACGCCCGCGCAGAAGCAAATCGCGCGAGGTAACGTCGCCGGCGGCCTGCTCGAAGGCAGCGCAAGGCTTAAGGAAGAGGAGGCCAAGAAAGCAGCGGAGAAGGAAGCCGCGAGGCAACAGGGCCTTGATATCATCGGCGACGAAAGCCAGTCCGAGTCCGCTAAGCTTTTTCAGATCTTCGCCAAGCGCGATCTTAGCGATTCGAAAGACGCAGGAAAGTATGGTGGAGGCAGTCTGCTCGACCAGCTTTCGCAGGCGAAGCTTTCGCCCATCGATCGCCAGGCCACGTCCGCCGATCTCTTGAAGCAGACGCAAGACACCTCGCGTCGGCAAGAGGCGCTGATCCGCGCGAACGCCGATCCCGGCGAGGATCTGGCGACGCAAAAGAAGCTGAGCGACTTGCGTCTGGATACGGCAGCAAAGGTTCTCGTCTACGAAAAATCTCTCGCGCTGCTTAAAGGGAACCAGGCGCAACAAGACCAGGCGCGCGAAGACGCGGAACTTCGGTTTCAACAGACGTTACTTGACGTCCAGATCGAGAACGAAACCAAGCTCGCGGAACTCCGCAAGAAGGACCGCGAGGAAGCAAAGCAAATCGGCTCCTCGCTGGTCGACGCGGCGTTCGGCGGCTCGAAGGGCGTCCGCGGCTTCTTTACCGGACAGGCCAAACAGCTTGCATCGCAGGTTGGCGGCAACCTGAGCGGCCAGTATATCGAGAGCGGCCTGCAATCCGTCCGTAGCAACATCCCAACCGATGGTGCGCTCGGTAAACTGCTCAGTACCGGCCTCAAGGGCACGATCCTCGATCCGGCCAAGGGCAAGAACCCGG